GGCGTTGATGGGCGTGAACCGTTCGGTGTTCAATTCTGCAAGCTGGCGCGAGCGTTCGAATATTTCATGGGAAATGATGGCCGGATAAGCATCCGACACATAATACCTTGGTAGCTCTCCCCGATTGATGCGCTTCTTCTTGGTCAGGTGATCGGTTATGAATGTCTTTTGAAGAAGCAGATCGCCCATATAACGCTCATTCCGTAGAATGTATCGAATGGTAAGTGCACCCCAACACTGCGCGTAAGGCGGCTTGATGCCGAGGGTATCCAACATCTGCGCAATTGACCACAGCCCCATACCTTGAAGGTGTTTTTCGAAGATTAACTGTACCACCGCAGCCTCGTCCGGGTTGATCTCGGGTGTTCCCTTAACAATGGAGTATCCGTAGGTGAGGATCGGAATAGCGGCTCCGCTCTCGTAATTCCTACGGATGCGCCACTTGCAGTTTTCAGATACATTGAGGCTCTCTTCCTGAGCATAAGAAGCGAGGATGGAAAGCATTAGCTCTCCACCCTCGCTCATGGAATGAATATTCTGTTCCTCAAAGTAGACATCCACATCCAGCGCCTTGAGCTCCCGCACCGTTTCGAGCAATGTGACTGTGTTCCGGGCGAAGCGGGAGATGCTCTTGGTAATCACCATGTCAATCTTTCCCGCCCGGCAATCGGCAATCATCCGTTGGAAGTCTGCCCGGTTATCCTTGGTTCCGGTCAGCGCCTCATCCACATACACCCCTGCATATTCCCAATTGGGATTCTTTTGGATGTATCCGCTATAGTAGCTTACCTGCGCTGACAGCGAATGCAGCATCGAATCTTTCTTGGATGATACACGGGCGTAGGCGCAAACCCGCAAGCGCACCCAGGCAGGTGGTTTGTTTCGCATGACCTGTCGTATTTTCTTTGTCACGCTGTTCACCTCCTCGTAGTGTCGCATATTACCTCTGGTGCCCCTGAATAGCAAGATAAATCAATGCCTGAATGTAGGTAGAAAAAAGCCACAGGAAGCTATCCCCCACAGTGTAGGGGAAAGCTCTACTGTGGCCATTTTGTTTATGCCGCGTAGAAAACAGGCCGATATTTTTCACGCAGATAGTTTTCGATCTTCTTGAAATCATCTGCGGACAGAAGCCCCTCGCTGAGCATCTTCTGAGAAATGGCTATCATGGCCTGATAGCGCATCTCCCTTTCAAATTGATCGGAGGTCAAGTACAATCCCTCCCATCAAAGAACCTTGGAATACTGACCGGAAACCCAACCCACCTGCGCGCCGACCACGATGGCATTCCAGCCATTCGGGGCGGTGGCGATATACTCGAAGGTGGTTCCTGGAACAACGGCGGTGATCCGGGCATAGCCAGCATCATTGCCCACCCGGACATTGACTTTGCTGCCGTCCGAAATGATGACAATCCGGCGTGCATTCGTTCCGGGTACCGGGTCAGGGGTCGGCTTCTCCGATTCGACCGGTTCGTCCCTCTTGCCCTCGTCGTCGTCGGCCACAGCAGCCATCAGGGCGACGTGGGTCTTGTCACCGTACTTGCCGTCGACCTCCAAGCCTTCGTTCGCCTGGAATGCCTTGACCGCCGATTCCGTCTCCATACCATATTCGCTGTCCGCGCCATACTTCGGCAATGCATACCCAAGCTGGAGAAGAAGCTCCTGCAGCACCTTGACATCCGCGCCAACCATGCTACGTTTGAGCAGGCGGCTCCCCAGCGTCACCTCCGTGGTGGTGGGCGTAGTAGCCTCTGTGCCGCCTTCATACTTGATAAAGGGCAGCTTGTACCAGTGCGCCCAGCCACGGCCAGCCACCTTGGTCTTGACACACCCGTATGCGAAGCCTTTCCATTCGACCGCATAGCCGTTTCCAACGTAATAACCTATATGCCCATCCTTGTGGAGCGCAAGGCCGACGATCTCCGGCAGAGTGCCAATAACACCCCAATCCATGCCCTTCGATTTGGCAAAGGTGAACATGGAGTTGGCCCCCTTATCTGGGCAATTATTCGAACCATACATGCTGTCGAAGGTTTTATCGGTACCGATACTCTCTACAACGCCAATGCCGCCGCCTGTCCAGGCATAGCCCTTTGCGCCACCAATGCAGTCGGCACAGACCTTCTTGGCGGCAATGTCCTGCTTGTAGCGTGCGGTGCGGCTGGAACCGTAGTGCGACGGGTACTGCGCAGCCTTGCGGGAGCGAAGGCTTTCGGAGCATTTGTAAACGACGGTACCATACCAGTAGGGCTGGCCCAGCATCTTCTCGCAGTAGGCAGCGAAGTGCTCGTTTGTGAAAGGGATCAGAATTCGGTTGTTTTCAATAGCCATAATAATTCCTCCTAAAAAATACTAAAGGCATCTTAGCTTTGAACAAGTAGGTTACTTGCTGACGTCATTGTTGTCTGGGTCAGCTGTATCGGTGATGTTGTCCTTATCTGAACGATTGTGCAGCTGCACCAACACATCCTTGAGTTTATCGGGTACAGGCAGACCCAGATGTGCTGCATTTTCCAGCAGGGAAAGCCCCTCGTTGGATAAGTAGAAAAAGATGACGGCTGACCTTAATGCGCTGCCGGTGCCAATCACATCCAGCCAGCCGCCAATGACAGTAAAGATCACCTGTATTTTCGCCCATACCAGATCAACCGAAAAATCACGCACCCTGATCTCCTCCTTGTAAAAAAGTAAAAAAGCCGCTTCTTTATTGAAGAAACGACTCTATCCCGAACAGAAAAAGCCTGACGTTTTATTGTTATCACCTACGTGCCGATAGCTACCCAGTCAACCTCACGCAGGGTACTGAATGAACCTCCGATAATGACTGTGGCCTGGGTCGTTGTTTTGCTGTGCACTTTGATGCTGCCATAATCGCCAGTCCAGTTGCTGCCTGTAGTGGAATAGGTAGCAAAGATAACCGGAACAGATGTAAAACCGGCACTGCTGTAATAGATATAAGCTCCAACTGAGCCGCTGATACTGACGGTGCCAAAGGCAAACTTGTAGGGCAATCTTGCGGCATTTAAAACACCAGATGTCATAGCGGATGCATCATGGTTGTGCGAGGCTGCTGCCGCGCCAAGATTCGCCAGCGTGACGCCCAGATTGCTCCGTGCTGTTGTCGCATCGGCTGCGCCTGTTCCGCCATTGGCGACAGGGACCGCACCAGAGGTATTTCCTAGACCCAGTGCATTCCTTGCTGCAGCAACCGTCGTCTGACCTGTGCCACCGTTGGCAATGGGAAGCGCGCCTGCGGTATTCCCCAAACCAAGTGCATTACGTGCACCAGCAGCCGTTGTTTGGCCTGTGCCTCCCTGAGCAATTTCCAACGGTGATGAAAGCAACAGCGGCCAGCCAAACTCAACCTTTTCTGAATTCTCCGCTACCTTGCCAAAGGCAATACCATTACCATCGCGATAGAAGTCCATCATCACCTGCTTGGTTCCGATGCTCACGGTCTGCTCAATGGTGTGGAAATAGTCCGTGACGCGGATCATCAGATCGTAACTGCTGAGCGTGTCAAAGGTCTGTGGAAGGAGTATACTGGTGGCTAATACAGCGTAATTACTGGGCGTCAGCGTCGTTGCAGGTGTCCAGACACTCTCTGAAGAACGCTTGTAGAAGACTAAGCAGCTCATGGTGTTCTTACCGCTCACCGATGCGGCGTTGGCAGACGCTGAAATACGTACCCTGTTTCCGTCTGTCTGCGGCGCTGTGCTTCCGCTGCTGCTTCGGTAGGCAGTAAAAAGGGACAATGCCGGTACGGTATAGGACAACACTGTAATTGTCCTGGTTGTAGATGCCGTGCGGCCACGAGAATCCGTGACTGTTACTGTGAGCGTGTTGTTCCCTACAATAGCCAAAATCCCCGTCGTGAATGATGACAATGTATAAGTGCCGCTGTTCAGTGTGGAACGGTAACTGGTGATGGTACTGCCCTGCGTACCGGCAGCAGTAATGGATACCGCCAGCATGCTTTTATTCTGGACGAAACCTGAGAATTGTGCCGCAAGGCCTGCCACCGCTTCTGAATAAGCAACATTCGATATGGTAGGTACGACCGAGGCTGGCACATTCAATATGATCGAACAGGTTTTTGAACCGGTGAGTACACCGGAGTAATATGTCTGGCAGGTGATCGTGCATAGTCCTGCCGTCGCAGATGGAATTTGCGCGGCCAGGGATATGGACGGTGTCCACATGACGGAATCTCCAACATCCGATGCAATGGTTCCAGAAGCACCACCGAAGGAGTACAGGATCGTGTGGGTACTGGAAGGGCTCAGGCGATTGGTGCTGATTGTGACTGCTGCACCCATATCAACAGAAGATGCCGATACACTGGGTTGGCTCACACCTTCCTCGTAAGTTACGGTAAGCGTCGCAGCATCCCATTGCAGATAGTTATAGGAGTATCCCTGGCTGCTCGCAACTGGATTGGGGTTGAATAAGCACATGGTATTATTGCCCGCTTGAAAATAGGCGGCAAGGTTGTCAAATAGCGGGCCGGAGAAGTTGTAGCTGGTGGTATTGCCCCAAAAGGAACCAGTGAACGTGCCCAGCTCATCCCCATAATAATCATCGCCGATCACACCGGACTGCGATGCCGCCTGATAATTGGATTTCCGAACATACACGGTTTTGGATGTGCCTGCCCCATAGCCAGCCTGTGTAGCTGTCACACTTAGTGAAATCTCGGTGATGATCTTGTTGGCCAGCGACATACCCGGAAAATGTACGATGCCCACATAATTGTAGGTATTTGTATAGAATTCTTGTGAAGCGGCGGAGCTTTTGGCATTGCTCGATGAGGTGGTTTTCCGCGTACGCATGGAAGCGGTAAAGCTGATGGTCGTTGCCATGGATACGCCTCCTTTATCCGGTGTAGATCAAAGACAGATTGCCGTTGGTTTGAGGTTCGTAGGCAAACTTGCCGATCTTAAGCTTCATAAGGATTTCCGCCTGGGTAACGTAGAGCTTATTGTCGGACAGGTACGCCACTTCCGTATCGTTCATAAAAAAAGCCACCCGGTCGTTGATGACTCGGATGGTTATGGGGTTTCCACTCTTGCCGATGACGAGGCCGTTGTCATCAAAGCTCATGTACATTCGGATAAGCGCCAATTGCTCGATCCAGTGCTTCATCCTTTGCTGTATCCACCATCAACCGAAGAGTTTCGTTCCCGGAGATGTCAACCGTTTCGAGTTTGGCAATAAAGGCGCTATGAGCGAACAGGTCGTCCACATCCATGTTGGCAGCCTTGATCGCGCGAATAAGAGCATCATCAGCAAAGATGGAGACAACGTTTAGTTCACGGGCGGTGATGGTGCCTTCCATCAGCTTCCCACCGGGAAGACTCGCATCGGCCATATCACTGCCTGTCACTTCCTTTTTTGTGGTGGAGACAGCACCGCTTTCATCAACTGATATGCTGTAGAAGCATCCATCAATGCCTTTGACTACTAGCTCGCCAACGGTAAGGCTCGCCATGTTGGCCTCCGTAACGGCGAGATCGGCCACGTAGAGCTTGCCATTGATACCACGCTCAATGATGGCCGTTCCGGTGGTCAAGTCCTTGATTCGCGCCCAGTCGATATCAGCAGTGCCGATATTGGCGTTCACCATGGTGGCAATGGCGGTGTTCAGTGCTGTAATGCTTGCCCAGTCGATGCTGGCATCATGAAGGTGAGCCGTGGTTAACTGTGCAACAGCAATTTGGGCAATGGCTGCGTTGAGCTCCGTGATGTTCGCCCAATCAATATGTGCTTGCTCTATGTTGGCAGCAGTGATCTGCGCCAGAGCAATATTGGCAATCTGCGTGTTCAGGCTGGCAATGTTCGCCCAATCAATGGCTGCCTGGTTGATGTTTGCGGTATTGATTTGGGCAATTGCAATGTTCGCAATTTCTGCAGCCAACCCACCGATATCTGCCCACGAGATATTTGCGTTATCAATATTAGCCTGCGTGATCTGCGCCGTGGCGATTGTGGCCAACGCTGCATAGAGTTCGTCCGCCGTGACACTCCCAGCCGCCAGTTGCTGTATCCGAGCGGAAATTGCGGTGATGGCATCTGCGTTCAACTCGCCGATGGTCGCTTCCTCAATCTTCGCCCTGGTGATCGCCGCATCCGCGATGAGTGCGTTCACAATGGCGGCAACCTCGATATGGGCAGTCCGAATGGCCGCCATCTGGATTTGCAAGCTGCCCACAGAACCGCTTTGCAGCTGACCGGTACCGACGGAATGAATGGCCAGTTTTGAACCGGTGATGATGCCGGAAGCCAACTGCCGGGAAGAGATTGTGTTTCCTTCGATCGTATCGGCTACTGTACCTAGAGAGACAGCGGTGTATTTCCTCGTCAGGCAATCGTACGTATATTGGGTCATCCGCATGGACACTTCAATACCGATGCGTCGCGCAATGACACGCACACTGTCTCCCAGAAAGATGTTTTGCAAAAACTGATACTGCGCATATTCTTCGGTGTCCGCGCAGTTGATGAATTCCACTTTCAGCGTGACAGTCGGCAAATCGCAGCCCGCCTCGAACTCCGCCTGTGCAGCTTTGCGCAATTCAGCATAACACTGGGTCTTGGTCTTTTTGTCATCGCCCTTGGTAACTTCTATGGTCTCGGACACGGGCAGATGTATCCATTTCGGCTGCGAGTAACTGCTGATGTTCGGACTATCGATGTACAGTTCAGGCAGGTACAGCACCTCGCCGTCCGCGTCTTCGCCGGTGGGCATGATGCGTGTGACTACATCCGTCAGGTCGATATCATAGGAGATGCCCAGCAGGTTCTTCTTTTCCCGAATCTGAATATCCGTGTCGCTGCCAACGCGCTGGACAAGGAACACATCAAACCAGTCCCGGGCCAGCTCAGCACAGTATTTCTCCACCAGTCCGCCTTCACCCAGAATAGCATCCACGGGATTGACGTTTACAAAGGAAACCTCATCCGCCGTCGTGGTCAGGTCGGAATAAATGGTGAAATCATGCTCAGACAAACAACTTGATGAAATGCTTAGAGCCACCGCTGCGCCCGTTTCGGACGAGGATGGCTCATATTTCTTGATCATATTGTCCATGAGATCATAGAACATATGGCGGGCGTATACCGTGATCTTCGTAAGTTCCGGAATCACCCGGTAAATACGAAAAGGCTGATCTCGAAGCTGCCGAGGTTCAATCACCGTCTTTAACGCCTGCCCCGGTGTATCCTCGGTTCGTACGTAGGATAGATACTGCGAGGTCATATACCCGCGCTTGCCATCCGGGCAGTATACCTCGTACCAGGAGGAGTTCGCGGTGCTCAGTACGACGACTTCGGTTCCCTTTTTGTACTTGCCCAGTACCTTGTATTTCGTGCCGGCTGCGGATCTAAGCCTGAGTGGATCGCGGCTGGTGGATACCCTGTAGATTTCTTTTCCCGATCCTAAAGGAGCCAGCTTGACTTGCGGCGTCATGGCAGCGGGCACAGGCGCTCGGAGAATACAGCCTTCCACTAGTCGCCGCCATTTGCCTTCATCATCCAGCGGATGCACAAGCGATAACTCCCATTCGCCGTTCAGGGTTTCCGTGACAGTGCAGGACTGTGGAGATACCGGGCTAATCCCGTTATTGGAGAAATCCGTACAGTCCTGCTCGTAAACACAAATCAAGTAGTTTCACCTCCTTTTGGACATAAAGAAAGCGCCTGCCCTTTCGGGAAGACGCTGAGCTTCAAATTGGAGTTTAACTGTTTCGCATTATTCTCATTCTATGGAGCTTATGAAATAGTAGCATTTACAGCAATGTTTTGGAAGCCGCGTCCCTAAATTTGAGTTTCATGTAGATACATTTCCAATGTACGTGTTGTAAAGAAAGAAATCAACATGTAGTATCGCATCAATACACGATAACAGCTTAATACAATCGTTTTTCGTCACGTTTTGTAGCTTTCTCCCATGTACCAGCACATGCCTGTTTCTCTGTGGTGCGGCCAAGATATTTTCGAAATCTACACTGTCATAAAATGCCGCCAAACACTTCTGGATTGCACTTATATCACAAAATAAAGTCGGTGGAATCTCAATTTCCGGCTTTACGCTCGCTTTGTTTCTTCTGCGATAAACGAGCTTATTTATGTCCACTTCTTTTTTATCATCCAAGTCTTGGCACACCCCTTCCAGTAAACAAATCAGGGTTAATATGGAAGGGATATACAGTTCCTTATCAAAGCATTTCCGTAATTGTTCAAAGGTTTGTTTATATTCTTTTGGCAGAGACTCTTGGATATGTGCTATCATTTCAATGGTGTTGGCATAATCGTTTTTTGAGAAGAACTCCGAAAAAAACGCATCAATATCACGTTCATCCCAATTCTCCTTGTTAATAACAAGGGGGATATTCACAGGCATATTTGACGGTATTGTCCATCCAAGCTTCCCGATTTTTGAGCCAACTTTTGTATAAACATCGCGTTGCTCATCAGGTATACTTGCATATGAGAACAGATAGCGAAAAAAGCCGCCATGATTGTTGATTTCATCAATCGTCATACCCATACAGTACACTCCTTGCACACAGTGTTTTCTATGACGCCATCACTTTAATACCTGTCAATATAACTTAGCATTTCAGAACGCCAATCTTGCATCTGATCCACTTGGTAGTCAATATAGCTAGTCTGTATAAACAGCATCTCATCCAGCAATTCGTCATTCTTGGTATCGCGTAACAGTTTCATCGCAATTTGACATAATTGCCGGATGTCATGCTTACCCTCAATTTTGCTATTCCGAACGTCATCATAATTCTGCAAATCCATATGGATTCGATATAGCGAATTAAATCCTTTCAGATACACCTCTATTCCATGCACCACATTGAACAGAATCGGAAATATCCAAGTATCTGCCTTTTTGTCGCGGTTATCCGCAAGGCATTGTTCTATCAGAGCTATTGAAGTTTCAAGATAACCCTTCGCCATATCGAAAAATTTACTCTCAAGGTCTCTGGTAAAATCAAAACGCCAATTGAGATAGGCGGTTGTTTGAATATTCCCGGAAAAATCAAAGTAGTTCGGAAGGGAATCTATCAATACTTTCGAGGGAATATCACTCAAATCGTCGGTGATATATCTGCTTCCACTATCAGTCATGATTGTCTCCTCACGCATACTTCAACTCAATGCCTCGATCTCGCAGTATTAGCTTAGAATTGCTGAATAGCTATAATAACCTTCTCCATATTTTGCACTATATATAATCCGCAGTTCAAAGCTACCCGGCAAATTCCCATTTCACACTTAGCTATTTGAAGTATATCATGATTCCATAAAATGTGAAAGTCGCAATTCTCTACAGATACCGCCAATTCGGATTAATGACAACGCTAGTCACGTTACCGCTCCAACTGATGGCGTTCAGACCGAGCATAAGCACAGGAAAATCGCCACTCATGCAAGCATTCATGGATGATGTACCTGAGTATGCCTCCATGAGTGGTGTGTCTATTGTTATACTGCCAGAAACGTCCGAAAGCTCTACAATAGTCGTACCCACCATAAGCGTGATTTCACCAGAACCATGCACTGTTATTACAGGCTCAGAATATACGCCGCCTGGATTCGTGACAAGTGTGCCAGAGGTATTGAGAGTGATAGGTCCCACACCTTCTGCGTACCAGAAGGGTTTACACCGGAAATTGACCGCAAAGCTGCGGTGTGGATTTCCGCGCAGTATCTTCTCAAAGCTGATATGGTTAGCAACGCGAGCATAATAAAAGCCACCCTGCCGATTGGCGAAGGTGACTGTTCCACGGCCCTTAAGCCAGGCAGCGATGGCCGGGATGCGGGAAGGGTCAGAGATGAAGCAAGTTGCCGTCAGTACTTGATCGTCATATACGTCATCGCCTTCCAGCGTGGTGAGGCTACCCGGTCTGCCAGGTACGTTTGTAAAGGTAGCACGCTCGGATGGAATGGTGATGGGCGGCTGTTCAGATACATGAATACCGTATTCTGTGCAGTTCACTCCGTTCCATGAGAACCAGTCGTTCAAAGACAGCACCCCCAAAGTTTATGCTTGACACAACGACCAAATGGACGTAAACTGAATACGTCCATTTGGTCATATAACGAAACGAGGTGGTTGTTATGCATTTTATCAAATATGAGCTTCCGAATACTGGCGGTGACGATCCTTGGCTCATCATGCAGCAGGAGCATCAGATTCTCAAAACAAGGCGTGAACAGCTTGGTTTGACACAGCAGCAAGTTGCGGATCAGTCAAAGATACAGTTGCGTCAGTATCAGCGGCTTGAGAGCGGCGAAAGAAGTATGATCAGCGCAAGCATGCGAATTGCTTTATCCGTTTGCTTGGTGCTTAAGCTTGACCCATATATTTTCCTTGATGGAAAAGAGCGTTTTGTGAATGAAGTTGAGTAATCGCTCGTTACGCCATCCGCAGCCCTTTTCCGCGCTGTTGACGCCTGGTCAGCGTAGCAATTTCCACAGCAAGCGAACGGATGTCCTGCTCATCCTGGATATAGAAGTTGTTCCCTGATAGGTTCACACTGCTTGTTTGGTTATAGGTACGACGGTTGTCATTGCTGGTAGTTGAGATCGCGCCATCCTTCGCAGCACCGGTCAGGAAGCGTGCGGCATTGTGGATCACCTTGGCTTGTGCTTTGCTCTCCAGTAGCACCCCCTGGCCTAGCCCCTTCATGGTCATACGGCCCACCTCATCACGGAATACACCGGATGGGGAGTTGATTTTCAGTTCAGCTTTTGCTGCTGCAACGGCTGATCGGGCGGCTGAGCGCATGGCATCAATTACACCAGCACGTCCGGCGTATATACCCGCCTTTAAGCCTGCCATAGCGTTCAAACCGACAGTCCACAGGTTGATTGCAGCTTGCAGCGCTGCTGTAATGTTTCCGGCCAGTATATCGGCATCAGTGCTCATGTCATAGCCAGCCATTCCGAAACCTACGCCAGCAGCAGCATTCGTGCCAATGGGCTTTACACGTTCAGATGGCGAGTGGATTTCCAGAGCGGCATTCAGCGCGTTCTCAAGATTCTGTGCCACTGATTCAGCGTCTGTCTCCCAGCCTGCTGCCGTCATGGCATCGCCAATACCCGCCGTAACGTTCTCACCAACACCGGTAAGCTCCAATCCGTTCAGGAAATCCACGATGGTTTTCAGGTTTTCCAGATCTTCCTCGCTAACCTTTGAACCGTTTTGGATGGCTGTGACGACTTCGGAGACATAGGTGGATAGTGAGGCGAGGTTGTCGGGCGAAAAGTCCAGCTTCATGCTGGTATCCAGTGTGCTTATGGCACCGCCCTCGAGCAGCCCCCAAAGCTGCCAAATGCTGCCTTTCTGATTGTTAAAGGTCTCAATTCGATTTATTGCGGCGTCCACGAAATCCATGAGTGTGGCAGGCATGATACCTGAAGCCCTGCCCAGCGCTGTAGCACCAAGCTGGTCAACCTCCTGTACTTCCTTGCGCAGTGCTGCGATAGCCTCGGCTGAGCCGGTAACTTCCGGCGTCAGCAGGATGTGCATGGTGCCATCCTCATCCAGAACAGCCACTTTGTCTGCAGTGAGCAAGTCGGCTGGTACCATGGTAGAAGGAATCTCTACGCCATCCTTCCAGAAGGTCGCATTTTTGTCCAATAGTGCGTCCTCTGGATTTTCGTACACGCTGCTCAGGCGCACAATGCCTGTTACTTCCACGGGATTGTCCGTGACAAACTGCCGGTAAGCGGAAAGGTCGTATCCGGTGATGGAGATTTGCGTGCTGATAAAGGAAGGCTTTTGTACGCCTTCTGCTTCTTCATATGCCGTAATCA